TATCTTTGCCAATCCTGCAAGATAAGAAAGTTCGATGCCAGTTGCGCCGAGAGTTAATTTTGCAACAGATCCAGAAGGTCCAACATTGAGTGATATTTGTCCAAGTTGATCCATTGTAATAGACCCAAGTAATCCTGAAATACCAGCATTAAATGAAAAAGCACCAGTAGGCCCAGGAAGTGCAGTCTCAAATATAATTTCTCCAATACCAGACTTAAAAGATCTTGCTGGAGCTCCAAATATACCTGCTAAATTTGTTGTGGCTTCATTAATATTATCTCCTGTTATCACACTATAAGAACCACCAGCAGTTACTGATGTTGACCCTCTTGCTCCTAAATTTATTCCACCAGCTCTCATTGCAAGTTTACCACCTATTTTTTGTTTGAGATTTCCCCTTACAGCTATGGTATTTCCAGCATCCTTAAATTCATGTACTAAACTTTGTCCTTTGAGTATAAGAGGTCCAGCACCAGAATCTATGGTAACACCTCCACGACCTTGAAAAAGACCTTGACCTGCACCTGCCATTCTAATTGCTGAACCAGAATCAACATTAAAAGTTCCTGTGGAATGGTGGTATCCCTTTTGTGAAACTATATCCAAATCTCCATCAATACTAACCAAAGAATCACCAAATATTTTTTCAAAAGAGTTCATCATTTTAAAAGTCTGATCTACATTCATTATTTTTGTAATTCTCTGACCTAATGCTCCAATTTCTTCAAAAGTTCCTGCCCTGTGATACCTATGAAGTCTTTCAAATCCTGGCGTGTCATCAATTTCAAAAAGGTGACCACTCTCTGATTGTTGAACATGATTATAAGGATACTTTGCACTATTAATCGTACTTGGTAATATTTCTCCCCATGTAGTTCTTGGTGGGGGTAAATCACCTCTTGGATCAAAGGGTGGTGGTGGTTTTGCTCGAAAAATGTTTTGTGTAATCCCTGACCATCTCTCTTTTTGTCCTAAAATTCCACCCTGTGAAGCTGAAGTAATGTTTTGAAAATTTCCATACTTCCCTCTTGCAGATCTGGGAGTAGTTGGTTCACCTAAATGGTCTACATCTGGATACCTACTCTTTGTTGTATATTCTTTGAGTATAACTTGTATTGGTGTTGTGAGGTTTGGTCCGATAGCATGTGCAAGTATTTCACGATGTACAAAATTTCCAACATCATCCTTTGCATCAATATCTGATTGTTTAAGTTTTTTAGCTCCAGTATAGAGGTCAATTCCTGCAGGTGCAGTTGGGACTCTTCTATCTGCTTCAATATTGTAGTCTAATCTTACACCAGTATTTACATCCCACTCATGACCTGGCTTTTCTTCTCCCATAGTAATTCTTGGATCACTAAAACCACTTTGAGGATTTCCTAAAGTTTGAGGAATACCACCAAGAGTTCCAAAGAAAACTCGTTCTTGTGCTTCTTCTCCGTCACGATAAAATCCAACAACCCATGTTCCTTCTACTGGTCCAGTTGGACTAATACCTACACCAGTTTGTGCAGCAGAAGTGATAGGTTGAATAGGAAATGCCCAAGGTAAATCCTCTGTAGGCATCTTTGTCTTATCATCAGTATCCCAACCAAGAATCCTGACTCGACACCTACCCAAATATAGTGGATCTTGGCGGTCTTCTACTACACCTTGCCACCAAACGAATCCATTTTTTCCCATGAAGTTATTATTCATTATCATCCTTCTTCAGCATAACCAGTTCCATCTGGGTTTTGTGTTTGGGGTATATTTGCCTCAAATCCAGTAGACGGCTCAGATAAGTATGAGTCTTTTGAAGCCTCAATTAACATTGTGTATTCATCTAGTGTAATCTTATGTCTCAGTGCTGTAATCAAATACCTTCCACTCAGGTATTTGTGTTCTTTAAAGTGTCCAGAGAGTTTAGTATCAGCTTCATCTGAAGGATAACTGAAGTAAATAAGATCTCCAACTTCTCTGGCTGAATCGCCAGGTACTTCAATCTGTATCCTAACTGATTCTATCTGTCTCTGTTGTGAAATTCTTTTACCCAATACCTGTTCGATATTATTTTCAGTTTCAACTGGAAAAGCAGAAGGTGGTTTTCCGTCAATTGTAAGTGTTTTTAAATTTAAATTTGGTATTAATTCACCCTCTCTGTTTCTTATAGTTGTTTTTGTCGGCCCCTCTGCAAATTTTGTACTTATACCTCTATTTGTAGGATATAAAGATACATGCGTTTGTGGTCTGTCTAAGTAATCTGCATATTCAGAACAAAGTGCACCAGCTTCTGCTGTGGTAAAATTATCAATATCAACTTCAGCATCTTCTGGGGTTTTATTTTTATTTTTTCGTGAAGTTGATACACCATCAACATTAACTCTGATTGTATCTTTCTGTTTCTTGTAAAAATAATCTCTTTGATAAACAGACATTGTGACTAAATCATGTGTAATTGTTCTGTTTGCATACATACCAGTCCGCAAGTTTTCAAAAGTATCTGGATACTTTAAAACATTCAATGAAGATACTGAAAATCTTTGTTCATATCTACTTCCACCTACATTATCTGGCTTCATAATATATTTTACGACATGAGAAGGTCTTGCTTCATTTGGTGTATATTCATCATAGATTGGTAAAAATGCAACCGATGAACTTTTATTTGAATGTTCCAAATAGTTAAATCCTACTCTCCTTCTAAAGTCTTCATTATCCTTATCAACTGGTATATAATTTCTAAATCCACCCTTCATCAAAGTTTCTATTGATACAAATCTATATCCTTTGAGTGTTTCATAGAAAACAAAATGTGCACCATTTGCATCATTACTACTAGACTGAGCTTTTGATGCAAGATATTCAATAGCTTTGAATGGAGTCCAATTAGGAACGTGTACTGAATATATTCCGATTGTTGGTTCTACTTTAAATTCTTTTTTTGTTGTCTCATAGCCAGGATTTTCCTTAGAATCATTACAGAAGGAATCATAATATATACTTCTTGCAATATCAGAAATAGTTTTTGGAACATCGGAACTTCCCTTAAATGATTTTTGAACTTCAATCTGAATATTCTTCATAACCAAATCAGAAATAAAATGAAGTTTTATTGACCTAAAATTTTCATTAGATTTGAGTGGTGGGTCAACCTTATGTATTCGGAACCTATTGATGATTATATTTTCATTAGATGAGTCAACTGCACCTTCTACTGGTATAGGTGCAGGTTTTGCACCGCCTGTACTAAAGGACACCTCTAAAATTTCTTCCCCCAATATTGGAATACCTTCTAGGAAACCAGCACCATCTGCAATAGTTACATCACCAGTGACTGCTGGAGTATCAATATCTTCATAGAAATTAATTTCAGTCCATGCAGCATTTGACCCCTCACCAATATCAACATAAGAATCAGATTGCACTGAACTTCTTAATGGAGAAATAATTCGTAATCTGTTTATCTTATATTCACCAACCTGTTTACCTAAACTTTTTTCGTTATGGGCAGTTTCAGTTTGTGTTTTTGTGAGATTTCCACCTTTTTCAGCCATTATCTGAATAATCCTCTAGCTTCATCTAAAATTTGACTTATGTATATTGGTTGAATCAACGAAATCTCACGATTGGCTTCATTCAAAGTTTCTTCATATTCAAAATTGTAAATTGTGTTTTTAAAATTTTCATTGATCGTGAGGTATGTGTCATAGTCTACTTCTATTTTTTGTGCAGGAATTGGGTCAGAAGTTCCTGTTACCTCAACTCTTTCGTGCCAAATATACTCATAATGATGAACTGTAGTTTTAGCTGCACCTACGGAACCATACTTTCTAGTGATGTATGACTCAAAGACTCTGGAATCCATCGGCCACTGCCAAAGAGGATCAAGTATATTGTTCACAAGGAATATTGTCCATGTCATAGAAACATCACCATATACTTGTTGAGACAATACATCTGGACGCCGAATTTCTTCTGGGATGACATAAGGATAATAGATAGAAACCTCATCCTTGACCACATCTCTAAGTTTGTTTCTTATAAGGATATTTACTGCAGTAGAATACTCAGGTGCTGTTGTATTAGTACCATAAATATCATATTTAATTTTTGGAAAGTTTGAAAAATATTCTGACATTAGTATCCTTGGTCAATAGATTGTCTAGTCATCAATTCTGTTTCTTTAAATTGCATTGCAATAGTGGTTGTAGCAGGAGATCCATCATTATCAAAGAATGCAGGCCCACCAGAAGTTGAATAATCTACATTGAAACTTTCAAGAAAACAAGGTTTAATTTTGAACAATGAATTTTTTGTACTATTAGTAGTTTGTTCTTTTCCCTGTGGTTGTAATTTTATTTCAAATGTATCTGGATAAGTTAAGTAAGCGGAAGTTGTTATTTTACCAGTTTCAGATCTTGCATCTTTTGCATCGCGATGGTGACTTGCCTTAACTGCATCCCATTCTAAGTTACTCAAGCCTGGATGCATATTGTATTTGAAAAAACGAACTATTTCTTTAATTGTATCAGCTTCATTTTTATTTTCTGGTTGCATGATAAAGGTAAATGAAAATGTTCTAAATCCGCCGGGGCCGGTATACATTACAGCTTTAAATGGATTTATTATTGCACCTACCTTTCCTGTTAATGCTGCAACAGTACCTGCACCAGTCTCACCTCCAATAACTTGTTTTACTGCTCCTTTCACTAAAGCCTGTGTAACAGCTCTTTGATTTGATTTATCGAGTCCTATATTAGCCAAAGTACTCATCATCCTGTCCACATTTCCAGAAGTTGCGGCAGTTGCAACTTGGTCAATCTTATCTTGGGAAAAATTTCTGGCCAGATTACCAAATGCTCCTAAATCCGTATCTGCAAAAGTTTGTGAATATGATGTTTTTAGAGCATCAGCCGGCATATACAAATGAACACTCTTCTCACCATATCTTGATTGATTAGATTGATTTTGATGTACTTTATTTTTAAATTGAATCCTATGCTTGTACAAATTGTTAGAATCAAGGTCAGAAGGATATTTTAATATGTTTGACATGAAATCTCCGAATAGAATGATACATAGATATTTATATGAGTTACAAAGGAAAATTTAAACCAAAGAACAGAACAAAGTATAAGGGGGATCATACTGCCATAACATATCGTTCTCTATGGGAACTACGATTTATGCGGTATCTCGATACGACTCCATCTGTTCTAAAATGGTCCAGTGAAGAAATAGTCATACCATATCGTTCTCCAATTGATGGAAGAAGACATAGATACTTTCCTGACTTCTGGGTAAAGGTCAAAACATCAGAGGGAGTAGTCAAAGAAAGTCTTATCGAAGTCAAACCAAAGGCCCAATGTTCTCCACCGAAGGGTGCCCCACCCAAAGACAGAAGGAAAAGAGGTAGATTTATCAGAGAAGTTAAGACATGGGGAGTCAATGAGGCCAAATGGAAAGCGGCTAAAGCCTATTGTGATGATAGAAAATGGGGTTGGAAAATATTAACTGAGGATGATCTGACTAAATATTAATATGGCAGAAGCAGTAAACGAAGGTCTTCTCGACAAACTGAAGACAGCAATAAGAACCAGTACCGCACCAGCAAAGGCTAGAGCTGCAGGGGATTGGTTTAAGGAAAAGGTAAGACAGGCAAGTGCAAGTGCTCGTATGAGAGCAGTTACTCCAAACCAACTTCTGAGAAGACAACCAGAAGATGATATTATGTTGGGGAAAATGTTCTTCTATAAGTATGACCCAAAGTTCGCAAAGAAACTACCATATTGGGATATGTACCCACTAGTCTTTCCATTTGAAAGAGCCAAAGGTGGATTTTATGGAATCAATCTTCACTACTTGCCACCCAGAGAACGAGCAGTTCTGATGGATCAGTTGAACAGATATGCAAGCAATGAAAGATATGATAAGACAACAAGACTTGAATTGAGTTATGGTATTCTAAGGAGATTTGGAAGAGCAGTACCTTGTGTGAAAAGGTATCTTGGAGATCATGTAAAATCATCAACTGTCCGTATTGATGCGGACGAATGGGAAATAGCAATCTTCCTTCCAGTTGAAAGATTCCAGAAAGAATCTAAGAAAACTGTATGGGCAGACAGTAGGAGATATTACTAATGGCAACTGCATTTAGACCAGATACTTTAAGATCATTAATAAACAACAGAGGTGGGTTTGCGACCACAGAAAAATTTGAAGTCATTTTTAGAGATATGCCTGCAGGAATGGATGCTTCAGTAACTAGGAGTTTACAATTCTTATGTGAAAATGTTGCACTTCCAACTAAAAGTATAAGTGCTACTGAAAAATTTATTCATGGAGTTGCATATCAAATGCCATATCGACAAGCATTTCAAGAACTTTCTATGACGTTTTTACTAACTGATGATATGGCCCAGAAGAAATTTTTCGATGAGTGGCAGACAAAGGTTGTCGATCCAAACACAGGGCATATGGGTTTTCATGATGACTATGCTTGTAGCATACTAATAAGAAAACATGGAAAACAGTCTATAGATTTTGGTGGATCAGTTCCATACGAAATAACATTAGAAAGAGCATGGCCCAGTATCGTGGCCGAAGTTCAACTATCACATGGTGGTGGAAATGAAGTTGCAAGACTTCCTGTGACGATGCAATATAAACAGTGGTTTTTAGGAAATGTTATAGGTCAAACAAACAATCAAAGAGTAACAGGATTTGCAGGAACAGACACTTAATTAGGAGTATATTATGAGTTTGCCGAAACTTACAGTAATGAAACACAAAATGACTTTACCATCAACTGGTGAGTCAATTACATTTAGACCCTTCCTTGTCAAAGAGGAAAAACTATTGATGGTTGCCATGCAAAGTGGTGAACAAGATGATATGGTTAGGGCATTGAAGGAGATCATTGGTAATTGTGTGGAAAAAGATTTAAATCTTGATTCACTCCCAATGTTTGATATAGAATATATTTTTCTTCAACTGAGGGCACGATCAGTTGGAGATGAGGTTCCGATCACATATTCGGAAGATGATAAAGAATGTGAAAAAAATATACCATGTGTATTTGAGTCAGTTGTAAAAATTGATGATATAAAGATTGAAAAAGGTGAAGGTCATAAAGACCTTGTTGATATAACAGACGAGGTAAAAGTTAAGATGAAATACCCAGCCATGGAAATGGCTAATAAGTTACAAGGTATCGAACAAG